TTTACGCAAGAGTTACTTGATCACCCATCCACACCAAGAACATCAACAGGTAGAGCAAGGAGACGAGGGAAAGGTTACTTCAATCATCCTTGCTCTATTTGGTGTCGCGAGACAGAAGATAATTTTACGTGGTTAGTTGATCATACACTCGAAATGTTTACAGAACGTATGTATAGATGGCCTGATTCAAACGAGCACTTTACAAAGACCTTTATTAAGTGGTGCAAGGATAATACACATAATATTATTACTACTAAAAAGGGTCTAACTGATTATGCAGTAGCTATACAACCCGAAAGTAAGTGTAGAAGTGTATCAGGTTTCGATAATATGTCAATTATCGATCAATATAAACAATTTATCATTTATGATAAGGAGTTTGCCACGTGGACTAGCCGCGAGACACCTAGTTGGTATCAGAGCTCTGCTTCAATATTAGAACCAGCGATGTTTTCTTGACCAACATCAATAAGAGCATCAAGCTCTTGCTCAATAAACTCTTTACCGACGAGTATCTTGAAGATATTTGATGATCTATTACCGATTGAAAAGGGTACTCCTTTAAACTCCCTATCACCTACCTTAAGATCAAACTCAACAACTGGTCTATCTTCTGTATTACCAGCACCGACATTGATTGTAATTGTATCCTTCTTATCCTTAATAAGCGTTCTACCATTTACAGTCCTGAAGAATACCTTATTACCTTGTAGCTGTATATCCTCACCGTGTAGTACATTAAAGGCTCCGTTACCCGAGTCAAGTTTAGCTGCAACTTTACCCACACCATCAATGTGGAAAAACTCAATGAGACCTAATACGGTCTTCTCTTCAAAGTATTGTTTAAATTTTTTCATATAGCAAACTGCTATTTATTTTTTGTTTGGTCATTCACCATCTTCATAAGCATCAACCTCACCATCTTCATGACCGAGATTGAACTGACTCTTCTCACAATCACCGTTACCTGACTCATATGCTAGCCAGTGATATACAGACGATAGGTAATCTGACGCCTTAGTGATTTTTGCCGCCGTCCAGCCCTCAAGTCCGTGAGCTGATTGTAGCATCTCTTCGAGCTTACCAGCGTACTCCTTTGCCTTCATGAGCTCTGCAAGGGCCATCTTAATCTCAGTAGGGTCATGCTCTTCTTGCTGACCACTCTCAACGTTAGAGCATTCAGGGCAACCACCACAATGACAACCTTGAGCAGCGTCTACGCATCCACCTTCTTGTGACTGTACATCTACAACAATGGCCTGTGGAGCAACTCCACCCATATAAGCCTCTGCAATTAAATCTAGTTTAGGATTATTCCTCATGTTATTATTTAAGCAGATAATATATCTTTTATAATATCTTTATCTGTCTGGTTGATTTCTTCCGGAGTAAAGTAATCTACTGCAGTACTAATATCATCTGCGATCATAGCACGTGTTTGTGTACCTGATATACCCTCTGCCTGCATAGGTATTTTAACTACCTGCACCAATGGATACTTCTCAATGTTCTTCTCAAAGTATGAATATCTCTGTACATCTTCATCTTTATCACCAGCACCGACTATAATTTTAATATCCTTATTAGCATCAGCAAATTCATATACAGATCTAACTGGTGTAACACCTGCAATAGCCACTTCAATAGGTTTACCTAAATATCTAGCATATACCTCCCAAATGTCTCTTGCCTGGTCAGCAGTAATACCATCACGCTCCTTCTTACCAATTAAAATAATACCCTTATCAGCATCCTGAAGTATATATTTAAATGCATTAAAGTGTCCTTTGGTAGGTGGTTTATATCCACCAGGTAGTAGGGCTACTGTTTCGTGAGTTTCCTCACCTTCAAAATATTCCTTAAATGTAATCATTAGCCGAATTGCTTATTAGGGTTAAAATTTGCTTTACTAAACTCTAATCTATCAACAAGCTTAACTGCACTACCATCATTACTCACAGCAACAAAGCCCTCTGGTGCGGTAGTCTTTAATACACCAGTACCATCATCAACAAAATGCTTGGTAGTGTAGGTTGCTGTATTATACTTATTAATAAACATATGCTTTGCCTGTGATAGTAGCTTCGTTACCTTGAAGAGATTTACAATATTATTTTTTTCCTGTGTAACCTCCGCTATTTTCTTCTTCCAGCTTTCCTCTCTATCCCTCTTACCACGAACACTCTTTAACTTCTCTACTGCCTTTACTTTCTTATCTTCAAGCCAATTAATAAACATATTATATGATTGTTCGGGGTTATCTAAAAACTTACCCTGTCTTATTTCAGAGTTAATATATATATTAATATCATCTAATGGTAAGTTCTTATAATTTACCTTAATAGAATCTGCTGTCTTAATATAATCCCGTACTTGTTTTGTTTCATCGGTCGTTAGCGTTACAACACCAGTATCATCCTTAAAGAACGCATCATCAACCCATACACCAGGTACATTCTTAAGCTTATTAACCTTTGCTCCATAAGATGCATTACCGTCAATGCTATCATATTCTGTATGAAATATAACACCAAGTACACTATTTGATAACTTCTTACCCAAAGCACTATTAGCTTCAACAGCATATTTTATCGTATTTGGCTTGAACGTATAATGAGGTACATCATCTATATTTTCCTTGTTTATTGAAGCAGAATCAAACATTAAGTCTCCCTGCATTATATTCTTAATACCAAGTTGCTGTAAAAGTGGAAAAGCTCTTTTAAGCTTAACAGCTAAACCAGCATTATCACCATGATTAACCTCAATGTCATTTATGCTGTAGTTAATCTTAGGATTTTTATTATAAATTGATTTGGTACCCATGAAAAACTTTCCATTATCTGGATGCCGACCGCAAAATATAGCAGGTGCACCATCCCACTTAACAGTGGTTCCTATTTTTCTTTTACTCTTACCTTGAAGGTGTGATAGTAAGTTCGTCAGAAATGTTCTTGCCTGGTCATACCCCACTTGACCTTTTTTAAGTATAAGCTCCTCTAAGTGAGTAAGGTGTGTGTTTGCACCCTCATTCACCAGCTCATATGCTTCGTAATATTGTTTAAAGTTTTTCATGATTTTTTATTTATGATCCTAATGAACCTAGACTGCTGCTCACATCAGCAACTCGTCCTGGGGTAGCTCTTGTATTCTTTAACATATTAATAGTTACACCACTACCATCAAACATCGACCCTTTATCTGAATGATATTTAAACGATATTTTTTTATCATTCAAATATTTTATCATATCAAATGGATCCATATCGATAACACTCGAATCAAATCCTATAGTTCGTGTACCCTCAAATATTTGTACATACTCAAAAGCACCAACCTTCTCTTTGTATTGCTTTATATGGAAAGTACCTATGAGCTGTGATAAAAATAAGCTATTAACACTCATTACATCTTCAATCGGTCTATTAAAAAAACCATTATTTATTTTAATATGTGTTCCAGTAAAACCGCCCCACTCTTTTATTCCATTAAATAAATCACTTATAGTATTACCACCCTGTTCCTTAACATAATTAATTACACTAGCGCGATCTTCTATAAACTCTCTTAATCTCTTACCATCATCTATAGTTATATTCTTACCTACCCTACCGCCTTGTTTTTTAAGCTCAATTCCATGATTATTGATCTCAATATCACCAACCTTGGGTTTTGTACCGTTAAAAAAGAATGCAAAAAAACATTCCCCCGGACCACCGGCCCCTCTAGTCTGACCAAAAGTAGAAGCCGGTCTTATCTTATCTATTAAATATTTATCGTAAGTAAATTGTCCGTCATATAATTCATTGAGCAGATCGAGATAGTCAAACTCAGTAGTTGTTTTTAGACGTTCGAGAAACAAATTACCTGCTTTTGTTAAAAAATCTCTATCATCTATACGTTCGCAAAATTTTGATAAATCGGTTGAATTGCTTATATATTCAAAAAGCCTTTCTGCAGTCTCGTTATATAAAGATTGATCCTCTCTAAACATATCCGACTCTACACCCCTTTTAAAAATAATTTCATGAAGTCTATGATTATCTGCTTTTGACGTGTGCATCATTGGATTTACGACTTTATCAAAATATGCGGTAGTTATATTATAATTACCCTCCCTTTCTCCAGATACGTTAATTTGAACCTCTTCACCTAATATATTTAAATGCTTCCTAGGTTGTACAGGCTTACCCGCAATACCGCTATATAGATTCTCTAATGACTTTTTACCGTAGTTCATATTAGTTAATATCTGTTGTAAGATTAAGCATCTTTTTAGTATCATTAACACTTAGCTCAAGCATGCTCTCAATTGACTCGGCTACATCTTTTGGATTACTATCAAGCAATGTAGCCTGAAGCTCCTTAACAATCTTTCCTTCACTCTCGTCAGGTACATGTAAAAATGCCTTAACAAGCAAGTCAACTAAATACTTCTCACCTTCAGTAGTAAGTGGTGCAACTGAAGCTGGCTGCTCCGTTACATCAGTCGCATCAATAGGCTCCTCACCTACAATATCCTGCTCGATTAAAGTCTTATACTTCTCTATTAGGTTTAGTGTTTTCATTATATTACAAATTAATCTTTTTGGCTGCGGTTTCAACCTTCTTAAGCATGTCCTTTTTAATCTTCTTTACCCTACGGCTTGTTGGTGATAAATTACCCTTAAGACCTCCATCCGGAATGGATAGTACTGATCCTAAAGTCTTTGCTGTTTGATCAATAGTCATTTCTTGATCCTCATGTGCATCAACCTTCTTAAAATCCTTTACCTCGACAACTACTTGTGAACCATCGTCTAAAGTAAAGGTCATTTCATCTCTGAACTGCTTAACAGCAACATTTTTAACACCTTTATTAGATAGAAAGCGCTGTAGTGCACGCTTACCTTCAATAATATTATCTAATGCGTCATCCGGCATTAACGACTCTACCTGCTCGAGAAACTTTTCACTCATGTATATATTTATGGAAGTAGCGACAGTTTTACATTTATATCTCCCAAAAACTCTTTTTCAAGTTGCTGTAATTCATACCTCTTCAAAAATTGTCTAAACTTCTGAAAGGATACTCCAGCGCTATCTTTTTTCTTATATACATTATAGTCAAGTTCCTTTATGAACTCATACCAATCACACTCACCATACATTATATTGGTTGGTAGGGCGCTGAATATTCTTTTTACAAGCTTTGATTCCTCAGTATCTTTATTAACCTTGTAATAAAACCACTTTTTATTTTTTGTTGACTTTACAGCATCCAATAACTGCTTAATAATAAAGTGAACTCCGAGCTTATTCTTTTCTTTACGGGTCAACTTAAGCTCGTTTTCAGTTATATACATAATGTAGTCGTTAAACGAGTCAGTAAGATAGCTATTAAGATTAACAAACACTATATCACGCTTCTGATCATAAAGCTGTCTATGTTCTTTTGCCAATTCTACACGTGTACTCACATCCATATTATATGAACGTTCCTTATTGCTTTCTTTTACCAAGTCGGCAATTTATTATGCCATTATAATAATCACCTCTTAATAACACCTCCTTCTCAAACTGGATTTTCGTCTCCTCATATGCCAACTGCCACTTTGAATCACAAAACATTAGAATCTCAAAGGTAAAATTATCTTTTCCAATCGATACTATATCCTCATTTAACTGTCTTGAGGAAGAAGTGTAGGTTCTCCAGTCAGTCTCAACAATACTATGTCTTTTATTCTTCTTACCCTTTAAGGGCGCTCTTTTTTTAGTGGTTAGACACTGTTTTTTACCAATATACTTCTTATTATTAGTATTATTAGTTATAAGGTAAATAAACCCAAAAGGTACACCATCAATGCCCTCTTTAATAAGGGTATTACGCCAATGCCCAGTATCTTCCATTAGTCCTTTTTAAGAATATTGATTGTACTTACCAATGAAGCACCAACCGTTATGATAGACTCAGCTTGATCCGGAGCCAATCTCCAACCAAGTAAAGTAGCAACAGTAATAATACCACGCCAAGTACTTTCTTGCTTAAGCCTCGACATAATACTGTCTTGAACAAATCCGTGCTTACACTCTACAAC